GTATGCCACTAAAGAGGAGCTTGAATCTGCTGTTGCAGAGATGAGAGCTATGTACGATAAGCTTATGGAAAACATGTCTGCTGACGAAATGGAAGCAGAGGTTCCACAAGAACTATCGAAAGAAGAGCCTGTAGAGCCTATTGCTCACACACCAGAAGTAGAGTCAGAACAAAAGAAACAAGTTCGTTTCTCGGCTAACCGCCAAATGTCGACTCTTGACAGAGTATTTGCACAATTAAATCAAATAAAAAAGTAATTAAAATGAAAAAAGTAAATCTTGCCGACGTAGACAACTCGTTGAACTCGTTGACTACAACTTACGCTGGTGAATTTGCTGGTCAGTATATTTCTGCAGCTCTTTTATCAGGAAACACTTTGGCTCAAGGTGGTATCACTATCAAGCCAAACGTAAAATTCAAAGAGGTTATTAAGAAATTAGACCTTGCTGATTCATTAACTGCTGCTACATGTGACTTCACATTATCAGCTGACAAAGTAACGCTAACTGAGCGTATCCTTCAACCAACTGAGCTACAAGTTAACTTACAACTTTGTAAGAAAGACTTCCGTTCTGATTGGGAGGCTATTCAGATGGGTTACTCTGCTTATGACAACCTACCTCCATCTTTTGCAGACTACCTAATTGGTCAAGTTGCTGCTAAAGTTGCTGAGACAATTGAGCACACTATTTGGAATGGTAACACTGCCTCTGGAAGCTATCAATTATTTGATGGTCTTGTTAAGAAAATCGAGGCTGATGCAAGTACTAACGACGTAACAGGAACTACTATTACTGCTGCTAACGTAATCGCTGAGCTTGGTAAAGTAGCAGATGCTGTTCCAAACGCTATCTACGGAAAAGAAGACCTTTTCATGTACGTTCCACAAAACGTAGCTCGTGCTTACATCCGTGCATTAGGAGGATACTCAACTGTTGCTCTACAAAACGTTGCAGCTTCAGAGAACGTAGGTATCGCAGGAGTTGGTGCTAACGGAATCGGAGCAAACGGAACAATGTGGTACAACGGAGGAGGACTTACCTTCGACGGAGTTAAGATTTTCGTTGCTAACGGTCTACCTGATAACACTATCGTTGCTGCTGAGAAGTCTAACTTATTCTTCGGAACAGGTCTACTTTCTGACCACAACGAGGTTAAAGTTCTTGACATGTCAGACCTTGATGGTTCTCAGAATGTACGTATGATTATGCGTGCAACTGCAGGTGTTGAGTATGGAATCGCTGACGATATCGTACTTTACAACTAAGAATTAATTAACTAATCATAAAGGGGTAGGTGAGCCTTAGAGCCTGCCTACCCTTTTTTAATACTAAATAATAATCATGAGTTGTACTATTTCAGACGGAAGGAGAGAGCCATGCAAGGATTCGGTAGGGGGCATTAAGAATGTTTACTTTACCGATTTTGGCAACTTCGGAAGTGTCGCGGCAAGAACTGACGAGGAGATTACAGACTTCACGACAGACGCTACGTGGTATAAATACGAAGTAAAAGGAGCATCTTCTTTCACCCAAAACATTCAGTCGAATCGTGATAATGGCACCACTTTCTTTGAGCAGGTTGTTGAACTAACCTTTAAGAAAATGAGCGTCGAAGATCACGACAGAATATACAAAATTGCCGCAGGAAGACCTCACATTGTAATCGAAGATTATAACGAGAACTTCTTCTTAGCTGGAGAGGAGCATGGTTGCGAAGCAACAGCAGGTACTGTTGTTACGGGTGCAGCGATGGGAGATTTGACAGGATATACCATAACGCTAACTGCTATGGAAAGAAGACCTGCTAATTTTGTTACAGGAACAGCTAAAACAGAAGTAACTAATTAAAAGTATTTATCATGGCTTGTAGCATATCTTCAGGAAGAACAGAACCTTGCAAGGACAGCGTAGGTGGATTGAATGCCGTATATATTATAAACTTTGAGGACACTAACTATGCCCCTACCGACGATAGCGTTTCGGGGAGAGTAGTTCAGGAGCTAACTAGTGTTGGTACTAGCGGAGCTGCTAAGGTGAGTGCCTATAAGTTTGAATTAAAGGGCGGTTCATCATTCACTCAGAACGTTCAAGCGAGTAGAGAAAACGGAACCCTTGCTTTCGAGCAAGTATTAGAGCTTCAACTTAAGAAGCTAACTAAAGACTCTCACAAAGAGATTAAGGCTCTTGCCTTTGGACGTCCTCACATTATTGTAGAGGATTACAATGGTAAGCTATTCTTAGCGGGTAGAGAACACGGAATGGAAGTAACAGGAGGAACTATCGTAACAGGAACGGCTATGTCAGACCTAAGCGGTTATACCATTACTTTCACAGGCATGGAAAGAAAGCCTGCACAATTCCTTGACGAGGGAACAGGTGGAACAGTTGCTTCTACATTAGAGGACGCTTTTGTGAACTATGATGTTAACGGAGGTACCGCAGGAATTCAAATTGATGATGATCCAGATTTACCATAATTTAAATCATCGTTTAATAAGAGGGGGCAATAGCCCCCTTTTTTTATATAAATAGAAAACAAAAAACACCTACTTTAGTTATCTTATTGTGATACGATTAAGACCCATAGATAGCGAACAAACTTTTAGCATTATACCCGCTAGTTATAATGCTAACGACATAGCTTTAGCAACAATATATATTACCGACGAAGAGACCAAAGTTAGAACACCTTATCTTCCTGCTATTGACCCTGTATGGTTTTCAACCATCATAACATGGAATGATTTAGACCTTATATGGAACTTTGATGAAGACACTGCAACGGAAGGATGGAAATTTGTTTTGTCTGGTAATACTAACTTTTTAAATGTAACAATACTTTCTACTACAGGACTAAAAGAAGGTTCGATATATACATTTGAAATTATTGGAGAAACAAGTGCCTTATTTAAGGACACCATATTTGTTACAGCCGAAACAGACAAATCTAAAATTTACAGCAATCCAAACACCTATAAACAATACGACGATGGTGCGGACAGCTATATAGTTATATAACATGGCGAAAAATAGAGTAAGATTAGTTAGCACAAATACACAGCCAAAGATGTACAAGAATAGTACTAGGCTAGTTAATTTGAGTGGATATCAGTCTCCAGAGATAGTTGAGGACGATAGAAAAGATTGGGTACTATACCTAACGGGAGATGACCGACAAGATTACTTCGATTCTTTAATAGAGAAGTATCTAGGTAGTCCAACCAACGCTAGATGTATCAATGGTATTAGCGACATGATTTATGGTCGTGGACTAGAAGCGTCAGACAGCAAAGAGCGTCCAGAGATGTATGCTAGGATGAAGCTTTTATACAAGCCTTCTTGCTTACGCAAATTAGTTAATGACTATAAACTGCTTGGTCAAGGTGCGTTGCAGGTTATCTATAATAAGAGTAAAACTGCAATCACAAAAATCGTACACTTTCCAATGGAAACCCTTCGTGCTGAGAAAGCAAAGAATGGTAAGTGCGAGGCGTACTACTATCACCCTAAGTGGTCAGAGATTAAGACAAGCGATAAGCCTAAGCGTATTCCAACCTTTGGCAACGGAGGCAAGAATGATCTTATCGAACTATACATCTTCAAGCCATATAAGTCAGGCTTCTATTACTACTCTCCTGTAGACTATAATGGATGCCTTCAATATGCAGAGCTGGAAGAAGAAGTAGCAAACTACCATATCAACAATATTCAGAATGGGCTACAGCCTAACTTGATGATAAACTTTAATAACGGGATTCCTAACGAGGAGACCCAAGAGCTTATCGAGAGAAGGTTAATGGACAAGTTTGGTGGTTCTGGAGGAACCAAGTTTATGATGCAGTTCAATGAATCTGCTGAAGACGCTACAACCGTCGAGGCAATTCATTTACCAGATGCTCATGCTCAGTACCAATTCTTATCGGACGAAGCAAGAGAGAAAATCATGCTTGGTCACGGCATTGTATCCCCTATTCTTTTAGGTATTAAGGATAACACAGGTTTTGGTAACAACGCAGAAGAGCTTCGTACCGCATCTATCCTTATGGATAATATTGTTATTCGTCCATTCCAACAGGCAATTACTGATGGGCTAGACGAAATTTTTGCATTTAATGATATCGCACTTAACCTATACTTTGTAACCCTACAACCAATTGAATTTACTGAACTTGACAACATCGCCACTAAAATCAAACGAGAAGAAGAAACAGGTGAGAAGCTGTCAAGCCAAGTGCAAGAGGAGTTGTGCGATCTGTCGGATGAAGAATTCGACGATATCTTCGACCAACTAGAGGAGCTCGGAGAAGTAGTCTCTGACGATTGGGAATTAGTATCTAGTGAGCAGGTAGATTTGGCTAGCGTCTCTGAAAAAGACGCTAAGCCCTCTAAGACGTCTTCTCAGGACAATAAAGGCTATAAGGTACGTTATGCATACATGCCAATGAGAAAGTCTCCTAATAGCCGTTTATTCTGCAAAAAAATGGAGTCTTTAACAGATAGGGATATTGTTTTCAGAATGGAGGACATTAACCAAATGTCTTTTAGAGGAGTAAACAAGGAGCTGGGGCATAATGGAAAAAACTATTCACTAGCTAAGTTTAAGGGTGGCAAAAACTGCCACCACTTTTGGGAGAAACGAGTATATAAAAAGAAACAAAGAGTAAGCGAAGACGAGGCGTTAGCTGAGGGTTACACCGCTCCAAAGAACCCTGAGGAGCTACCAATAAGACCTGTAGATATGCCTAACGGAGGAGCTTATCCAACAAGCAATTAACTATGGCACAAAAGGCATTATTCATAACCGTAAGAGAGCTGAAGCAGAAGTCGATTATCAGCGGTAGCGTTGATCCTGACAAAATTGTGCAGTTCGTCGAGGTAGCTCAGGATACCCACATCCAAAACTATCTAGGCGGTAGGCTTTATCAAAAACTACAAACCTTAATTATCAATGATACTATCTCTGATGTGGCTAATTCGAACTATAAGAATCTTCTTGACACTTACATAAAGCCAATGCTTATTTGGTTTGCTCAAGCAGACTATATGCCTTTTGCTGCCTTTCAAGTAAGTAATGGAGGTATCTATAAGCACCGAACAGAAACTAGTGATTCTGTAACCACAGAGGAACTAAATATGTTGGTTAGACGCTCTCAAGAAACAGCGGAGTTTTATACACGTCGATTTATGGATTACATGGATCACTATAGCTATTTATTCCCTGAATATTTAGAGACCTCTAACGAAGAGATGCACCCTGATAAGGACGTAAACTTTGGAGGAATTTATCTAGGATAGATGAGTGAGGTTAGAGGTAAATATAAGCCTAAAGAAGAAAACATTAGGAAGCTAAATGAATTCTTAGAGAGGTTGAGTAAAATAGAATCAAACAAGGAACAAAAACAGAATAACAAGCATGGCGACGTTAACTGATAAAAAAGTAAAAGATACGTACCAATCCTTATTAAAGGTTGGAGACAATGGGGAGGTTAGTGCCGACCTACAAGAGGTTACAGATGGTTTAGGTAATGCTACAGGAGTATCATTAAACACTCAAGGAGATGTTGATGCTACAGGAACTGTTTCTTTTGGTTCGCTAAAAGACTCAGGAGAGAATATTACCGTTACTAAGTTTGTAGATGAAGCAGATGGTATTTCTGCTAATGATAATGATACTTCGATTCCTACCTCAGCTGCAGTAAAAGATTATGTAGACAATAACATTACTGCTCAAGACTTAGATATTACCGACGGAACAAATAGTGGTTCTGTTGATTTAGATAGTCAGTCTTTAACATTTACGGGTGACGCAGGTGTAAGTGCTACCGTTTCTGGTCAAACCTTAACACTAGACTCTTCTGCACTACAATCTCAAATTACATCAAATGACTCTGATATTTCAGGGTTAAATACACGTTTAACAACCGCTGAAGGAAACATATCTTCTAATGATACAGATATTAGTAACCTTCAGTCTGCTGATACTACCCTACAATCTAACATCGACGCTGAGGCTTCTACTAGATCAAGTGCAGATACAACACTTCAATCTAATATTGATGATGAGGAGACAGCTAGGATAGCTGCCGACTCTAACCTTCAGTCTCAAATCACATCGAATGATTCTGATATCTCAGGACTAAACACTAGGCTTACCACTGCTGAATCTAATATTACGTCTAACGATAGTGATATTTCTTCTTTAGACACAAGGCTCACGGCAGCTGAAGGAAATATAACATCTAATGATTCTGATATTTCTGGTCTTGATACTAGACTTACTACTGCGGAGAGCAACATATCTTCAAACGACACAGATATTTCAGGTTTAGACTCAAGACTAACAACAGCAGAGTCTAATATCTCTAGCAACGACACAGATATCTCAGGACTTGATTCAAGGTTAACAACCGCAGAATCAAACATCTCTAGTAATGATACAGATATATCAGGTTTAGACTCTCGTTTAACAACTGCGGAGGGTAATATCACGTCGAATGATTCTGATATTTCTAACCTTCAATCAGACAAATATGATAAGTCTGGTGGTACAATTTCGGGTGATGTGACTATCACAGGAAATTTAGATGTAAACGGAACTACAACTACTATAGACACCCAAACATTATCGGTACAAGACCCTCTTATTGAGATGGCAAACAACAACACTGCTAATAGTGTTGATACAGGTTTCTATACCAACTATTCTACCGACGCAGGAGTAACGACTAAGTATGCGGGTCTATTTAAGGATGCGAGTGATTCAGATAAATTCAAGTTATTTAAGGGGTTAGAGGTAGAACCAACGACAACCGTAAACACTGCAGGTACAGGATACGATAAAGGTGATTTAGTTGTTGGTGATGTAGAGGCAGACAATGTTACTGCTACCATTACAGGCACATCATCTTTAGCGGATGGAGTAACAGCCACTACGCAAACACAAGGAGACAACTCAACTAAGGTTGCGACTACTGCATATGTAGACGCTTCTATTCCTAGCGTTCCTGTCGATAGCGTGAACGGACAAACAGGAACTGTTGTCCTTGATGCAGACGATATTAGCGACGCTACTACAACAAATAAATTTACTACTGCTTCGGATATTTCTAAGTTAGCAGGTATAGAAGCTGGTGCAGAAGTAAACCCAACGGCTAGTGAAATTAAAACGTCGTATGAAAGTAACTCAGATACTAACGCTTTCACTGACGCAGAAAAAACTAAACTAGCTGGAATCTCAGCAGGAGCTGAAGTGAATACTGTTGATTCAGTAAACGCTCAAACAGGAGCGGTTGTTTTAGACGCTGACGATATCGACGATACCGCTACTACTAATAAATTCACAACAGCGTCAGATATTAGTAAGCTTGCGGGTATTGAGGCGGGTGCTGAGGTTAATCCTACTGCTTCAGAGATTAAGACATCTTATGAAAGTAACGCTGATACTAATGCATTTACGGATGCTGAGAAAACTAAGTTATCGGGTATTGAAGCTAGTGCAGATGTAACTGACGCTACTAATGTTGCTGCAGCAGGAGCTCTGATGAGCGGTACGGCAGTAATCAGTGATCTTAACGACGTATCTTCAACAACTCCTACCGACGGGCAGGTTCTTACTTATGATACCGTAAACGGATGGCAACCTGAAAGCCCAACAGGTGCTGTAGATTCTGTTAATGGACAAACAGGAGCTGTATCTTTAGATACTGCTGACCTAACGGATGTGTCAACTACCGCTCCGACGAATGGTCAAGTATTAGTTTATAATTCTACATCGTCAAAATATGAGCCTACTACATTAAGTAGTACTGCCCCTGTAGATTCGGTAAATGGACAGGCAGGTGCAGTTGTATTAGACGCAGACGACATTGATGATACTAGCACTACAAACAAATTTACTTCTGCTTCTGATATTAGTAAATTAGCAGGTATTGAGGTAGGAGCTGATGTTACAGACTCTGCCAACGTAACCACTGCCTTAGGAAGCATATCGGTTACTGCTCATTCCGACGTAACTAGTGCAGGTTCTGGAGCAATCATAACTTCAGCAGAAAGAACAAAACTTAGTGGTATTGAGGCAGGAGCAGAGGTGAATGATGTAACCTCTGTTAATACTCAAACAGGTGCTGTTGTTCTCGACGCAGATGACATTAGTGATACAACAACTACTAATAAATTTACCACTTCTGCTGAAATATCTAAACTAGCAGGAATTGAGGCAGGGGCTGAGGTTAACCCTACAGCTGCTGAAATTAAAACGCTATATGAAAGTAACACCAATACTAATGCGTTTACTGATTCGGAGCAGACAAAACTCGCAAATATAGAGAGTAATGCAGATGTTACTGATTCAGCTAATGTTACAACAGCATTAGGTTCGATATCAGTCACCGCTCATTCGGATGTTACAAGTGCGGGTTCAGGTTCTATAATCACAAGTGCTGAGCGTACTAAGTTAAATGGTATTGCTACGGGAGCTGAGGTTAACCAAAACGCTTTCTCAAACGTTGCTGTCTCAGGACAGACAACGGTTGCTGCGGATGGCAAGACGGACACATTAACTTTAGCGGCAGGTTCTAATGTAAGCATTACAACAAACGCTACAACAGATACTATTACTATTGCTGCAACAGATACCAACACTACTTATTCAGCAGGTGGAGGTATTGACCTTGCAGGAACTACATTCTCTCACACTGACACGTCGAGCCAAGCTAGTGTAAACAATAGTGCAGGCACAGTAATACAAGGTATTACCTTAGATACTTATGGTCACATAACGGCTATAGGTTCTGCAAACTTAGATAGTAGATATTATACAGAAACAGAAACCAATAGTTTATTATCTGCTAAATTAGATAGTTCTGCTTATACAGCGTCGGACGTTCTTACTAAAGTAAAGACCGTTGATGGCTCAGGAAGTGGTTTAGATGCTGACTTATTAGATGGTAATCATGCTTCGGCATTTTTGACCACCTCAGGAAAGGCAGCAGACTCTAATTTATTAGATGGTTTAGATAGCACACAATTCCTTAGAAGTGATACCTCAGATACCTTTACTACACTCAGTGGTACATCCGTAACACTTGGAGCTGGAGTGACTCTATCAGAGTCGAGCGACAGAGCAGATTTATTATCTGTAAACTCAGGTACTTCAGGATGGGGAGGACTACAGATAACCAATTCCGCAGGAGATGGTATTTGGTCTTTCATGGTTGATGGAACAGTTGCAGGTATTTATGATGACCAAAATTCAGATTGGGCTATTCAATGTAATGAGAATGGAGGAGTATCATTATTTCATAACGCTATACAACAATTTTATACAACCTCATCAGGAGCTACTTTAGTAGGTGATTTAGTTATTGATGGTGGTGACATCACCTTGAGTGGTACAGGTCGTATTCAAGGAATCGATACAGTTTCCGCAGGTACAGATGCTGCTAACAAGACCTATGTCGATAACGCTGTAGCAGGATTAGGAGATATCACAGCAGTCACCGCAGGTACAGGATTATCAGGCGGAGGTACTTCAGGAGCTGTTACATTAAATTTAGCTAATACAGCAGTCACCGCAGGATCATACACAACTGCAAACATTACTGTTGATGCTCAAGGTAGAATTACTGCTGCATCAAGTGGTTCGGGAGGAGGAGCGTCAAGTTTAGATGGATTAAGTGATGCTTTTGTAGATACCACCGCTGATGCTATGTGGTTAGGGTTTGAAAAACCAGCAGCAATAACATCTTATGATGGTACTGTTGTTATTTCAGGAGGCTCAGACACCCTTGTTAATAATAACGCAAGTGGTCAGGCTATATCAATTGTTGCTATTGGAGAAAATATTGCAAATGCAGGATCGACAGCACTTGGGAATAACACGGTTGCTATTGGTTATGCTGCTGCTCAAGATGGTTCAAGTGCTTGGTGTACATTAGTAGGTGCAAGAGCAGGAGAATCGTACACAAATAGTAATTGTACCGCTATAGGGTATGATGCACTTGGTAATGATAGTGTTTCAGTAAATAATACAGCTGTTGGAGCAGCGGCTGGTAATTATTTAGGTGTTAACTCTTTAGATAATACTATCATCGGAACAGATGCTGGTAAAAACATGGGGTATAGTAATAGTACATCAAACTACAATACTATAGTTGGAACAAGAGCGGCATTCTGTGGCACAACCGCAACAACAAATCACTTAGGAGATGGTAATGTTATTATTGGTGAATCTGCTCTGAGGTATGGAAACAATAATGTTGAAAATTGCGTATATGTAGGTAGAGATGCAGGAGGTGGAAGCACAACAGGTGTTCAAGGTTCGGGTGCTAATTGTATCATATTAGGATATGATGCAAGAGCAAGTTCTGATAGTGTCACTAACGAAATTACTTTAGGTAACAGCAGTATCTCTACGCTTAGATGTAATGTTACTTCGATTACTTCTCTATCAGATCAGCGAGATAAATCAGACATCCAAGACAGCGACTATGGATTAAATGTTATCGAAAAACTTCGCCCTGTAACTTTTGAATGGAATCAAAGAGATGGTAAAAGAGTAGGAGTAAAAGAGGTAGGATTTATTGCACAGGAGCTTCAACAGGTCGATGATGAGTACCTTAACTTAGTTTATGATGAGAATCCTGAGAAATTAGAGGCAGCACAAGGAAAACTGATTCCTGTATTAGTTAAGTCAATTCAAGAACTAAAGGCTGAAATTGACCTATTAAAAGAAGAACTTAATGCTTTAAAATCATAAATTATGGAATACGAATGGAGTATAGATTCTGTCACAAAAAGAAAAGAAGATAATTGTGTAGTATCGGTTTTGCTTATATGTAAACTAAAAAATATTGATTTTGAAGGTAGGTCTTATCTGATGGTAAAGCTACCACCAAAGGACGATGCTAACTTTATAGACTACGATTCTTTAACCGCAGAACAGGTTATTCAGTGGTGTTGGGATAATGTAGATCCGCAAGATAGGATTGATGAGGAGTATCAATTAAGTATTGATTACGATGCTGAAAGCAGAACTCAAGAATTAGATTCAGAAACACCCTCATGGGCATAAATTAAGTAATATGTTAAAAAAGTTAAAACCTTACGTAATCTATTCAGATAACTTTCTCGACGCAATATCTATCTTCATGAAGGTAGGGGGAATATCTTTATTCCCCTTAGTAATCTTAAGAGAGAAGTACAGAGATAGTACAGATAAGTTCTGGAAGAAGAGAGCTAAGGAGATTATCAACCACGAAACAATCCACTTCCAACAGCAACTAGAATTAGGTGTGATTCCTTTCTATTTTATTTACGTCGTCGAGTTTATATGTAAGCTTCCGTTCTACGGAGCTAAGGCTTATGAAAACATTTCCTTCGAAAGAGAGGCTTATGGTAACGATAA